CGGTCACATCCTCGAAGCCATGCCTCAGCATGTCCCCGCGCATGTTGCCCGTGTAAGTGCAGCTGAGCGGAACTCCGGCTTTCTTAAACGCGGATATCACCAGACTGCTGCAGTCGTAGTCAGGCCCCCAGCGGTTGGCCTGATCGTAGCCGTGGCTGTCGTCCGCCGCTATCTCAAGCGCACGGGTCACGGCGTTATCAATCACGCTCATTGGGATTCTCCTCATAAAGGATGGTCAGGCCGTAAGCCTTGGCAACAGCGTGCTCGAGTATGCAGCCTCTGGCGTTCTCCCATCCTTTGCAGAAATACGCCGCATGGCAAAGGCTCATGTTCGTTATTGACCTTGCAAGGAACATCAGCGGAATATTGACTACACCGCGTTCCTTGCATTTTGCAGCGCTGTACCATTCATCCGTGAACAGTGTGTTCACTATCTCATAGCCCCTGCTCTCAAGCGCGGCTATTGCCCGCTCTCGCGTCGCTACGATTTCCTCTTCGGTCTTGCCGTTCATTGGCTGTGATAACATTGCTTTCATCTGATTTTCCTCCTTATGTTACTGTCGTAAATCTTGAGAGCAGCCACCCTGTCGGGTCTACGCTCTCGCGTGCGTCTTCCGTCAGCAAGCCGCTGTCGGTATTATCGTCGTCAGGCATCACTCGTCACCTCCGTCCATCCATATACGCCGGGTTCCCATACGTTCCCGTCGAGATTAGATATCCAAGTCTTTCCGTTGTGTTTGACCTTGTCGCCCTTGGCGTAGGGGTTTGTGCTGCTCGGCTGCTCCCAATCGGGTATCACTCCCGGCGTGGGTATCAGTACCTTAGCCCAAAGCGACGGTGCATCCGTGGGTGTCCATGTGCTCTGCGATGTGTGAGCTTGCAGACATTTATAAAGTACGCCGCCGTACGTTACTCTGTCGCCTGCGGCATAACTTATGCCATCGCCGCACCACGCAGGAAAAATGATAGGAACAGTCAGCGCCTGTTCATCCGTCAGCATCGCTCCCGCGCCGTTAATAGCCGCGCGGAGCTTCTGTGCATTACTGAGATAGCTCATGTGCTGCCCTCCTCTTCATCTTCATCGGTCACGCCCAATGCTGCGAGAGCGGCGCGCATGTCCTCAACTTCAGCAGAGCTACCTCCCTGCTTGATCTCGGCAATACGGGTCAAACACCGTTCTGCTCTCTCTTCAATGGTCATGTCGTTACCTCCAACGCGTTTTCGATGGCGGTCAATGCCGCTTCATACTGCGCATTCTGCGCAGTTACATACGCCGCCTGCGCCGCATAAGCCTCGCCCAAGTCCTTCCATGGGGAAACCATCTCCCCGCGGAACATCTCGCCGTTGGGCTTTACCCACGTCTCGCCCGCCGGGACAAGGCGGAAACTCTCTATCCACTCATCGCACTTGCCGTCGAATTCATTCGTCTCTATTGCCCTGCGTCCCTCTGCTTCGCAGACGTAACATTTATAGTCGCTGTCTAAGTAGATTGTCATGCTGCGCCCCCTCATTCAAGCCAGATGTTATAGATTTTGCCGGCAGAATATAATCCTACGACTTTAATGTACTCCGAGTCTGTCAGCGCCGATATATCGCACTGCACCGTATTCCGGGCAATTGCGCCCTGCGCTGTGCTGGTAACTTTGGCAGTCCAGTTAGTATTATTGATCGTAGTGGAGGCCGCGGCATCTGTGCCGACGCCAAATCCCATGCCGTAGTTCCCGCCGTAGTTGTATGAGCACTCAAAATCGACACACAGTTTTGTATAGCCACTCAACGCGACGGCGGGGTCGATATAGAATGCTACGCCGCCGCTACTGGAGTTGCCAGACCAACTGATTGTGTCGCTTGAAACTGTCGGCGCAGAAGTCATGCTGTTGCTATTGATCGAGTACCCAGACGTCAGCCCCGAGCCATTTTTAAAGATATAGAGCCCATACGTCAGCTCCACGGTCTCGACCTGTCCCTCGGCGGTGATTGATACCGTTTTGCTCGTGCTCTTGCTGCCGCTGACCGCCGTGACCGTCCACGTCCCGGTGGAGGGGATAACAAATATCGCTTTACCGGTGGTATCCTTCGCTGTCAGCGTCTTTGAACCGTTGGTACATGTTACAGTCGAACCTGATGGGTAAGTCACGCCGATCACAGCATAGACGGCGGCGACGGTGACGATCCCGGTCGTGAATACACCCTCTCCGACGGCGGTCTGGGCGGATGCCGAGGGAATTACAGTCTTCGCCGCTTGAACTGGCAGCTGCTTCGTTGCGGACTTAGTCCCGGCGGCGACTACGCCCGCGGCCTGTGTGGCCGAGGCGGTGATCTTCCCAGCAGCGTCGACCGTTATCGCGGGCGTGGCCTGCGTAACGTCGGCAAGGGCGCCGGTCTTGATCTGCTTGTCTCCGGCATAGAACTTTTTACCGCTGCGTACATCTGCGGCCTGCGCGTTGGCGAGGGCAAGCTTTGAGTTAGTCAGTCCCCCGCCGCCCATGATGCCGTTGCCGAATATCTCGCTCATGCTGTCACCTCCGTGATGCTCACCTGCACGGTGATTGCCGCAGTGGGTTTATCTCCGACTGCATAAGCGGTGATGGTTCCGGCGTTGTTGCCAAATACAAGGCCGTAGCCGCCATCCATTGCTCCGTTCATAACAGTGGTGTCGGGATCAATGTCAATACGGCTATTCGCTGTGGCGCCGTTGATCGTGACCGTCTGCGAGTACGGTGATGCGCTGCCCGTCCACGATGCGACCGGCAGCGTGACTGTTGCCGTTTTTATCGCGGGAGCTGCGCCGACCATCTCGGGGGTGTAATCCCCGTTTGCTGGCACCACGGTGCCACTGCGTCCGTTGAACGTTATCACGCCGCCGCCAGCCGCTGCAGCGGCCTGCTGCGCCCAATACTTTGAATTATTGTTGTGGGTTTCGTCGGAAGCAGGTACGGCCTGTCCGCCTCTGGTTCCAACTGCCCATGCTTCGCTGTCCTGTGCGGACTTCTCGGCATTCTCCTTGGACTCAGTCGCCGAAGCAGCGGCGGCGCTTGCCGTCTGCGCGTTGGCGGCGGCGAGTTGCTGACTTGCTGCCGCCGCCTCAGCGGAAGCCTGCGCTGCCGAGGCGCTTTGGCTGCTGTTTTGCGCTGAAGCTGCGCTGCCGCTCTCGGATATGGCAGCTTGCGCTGCTGAGGCTGCTGCCGCCTGTTTCGACTCCTCGGCGGCAGTTTTGGCGTCGGTCGCCTGAGTTGCTGACTGCGCAGCCGCCTGAGCGTATTCGTTTGCTTTTTGTATGTCAGGGATTGCTTTGACTATCTCAGCAAGGGTTTCTGCCAGAACGTTGAAATAATCCGAGCTTTCAATCTCGCCATCGCTCACCGCGCTTGCTTCAACCGCGAGCACCCATGCAAAGCTTGAAAGCTTTTCGGCGCTCTGCGTGTAAAATTCGAGCTCGATATACACGTCCCCGCTCACGGTCAGTGCCTGTGCTGCAAGCTGGATCGTGGCGACGTTGCCGCTCATCGTGACCGCTGCCGCCTTGTTCTCGGTCGTGTCATACCAGCCTATAGTTCCGTCGGGCTTCCGGTACCTTACAGCGGCGAGCACACCCGTCGGGGGTGTCCATGGCTGCGACCCCTCCAGCAATGTGGCAGAGATAAAGCGGCTCTGCTGGTCGGCCTGTTTTGCATAAACCAGCGTCGCCACGTTGGGTTGAAGCAGGTCAACCGTTATCTGAGATGTTACTTTCATCTTTCGCCTCCTGTGCAGGTCGCGACTCCTCGGCTATAATCTGATCGAGCATCATCATGCAGCCGAGCATTTTATCGATGTTGCCTCTGCCGCGCACGTCGATTTCTTCGAGTGTCCGGCGGACGGCCTTGAGTCTTTCTTCCTGTTTCATGCCGTCACCCTCTCAAGAACGACGTTCGTATAGTTGGGTTTCAGTCCGCGCTGAACCGATACAGCTGATGTGAATCCGTCGTACGTGCGTGTGCGGTCGTCATTCATCTTTATGTCAAGATGCCCGCTCGTGAGGTAGAGGATCGCATCGGTGAATGTGCCTACAAACTCTATGGACAGCTTGTTTTCCTCGATTTGCCCGTAGAGTTTAAGTTCAAAAGATTTTCCGGCTGTTTCTACTGTCATAATTTCTCCTTTCGGGGATTATTCCCACATAACAACATTGTGTGATATCCCGTTAATCGATAGTGTCCCTAAATAGCAGTCATGCCCGCCGATGCCGAGTGCGCCAGCCGCCAGAGAATTAACGCTGATATAATTGCTGCTGATATTCCCGCCGTTGCACTGCCCGTATGCGGTGGTCCCGCGAGAGACATAACCGCTGAGTGTTGAGTCGTTGTTTCCCGGAGCCACTGTGTCATATGCGAGATTGCCGCCACTGCCGCCGGAGAGTGTATAGTCTCCAACTTGATTCCCCTCGATGTAGCCCGCTCCGGTTTCTTCGGCCTCGGTCAGGATGCTGGAAGCGTAGACGCTGCCGGTGAACTTGCCGCTGGTGGCAGTGAGATTGCCGTATTTGTCGACCTTGAATGCGCCTTTGCCGAGCGCTATGCCGTCAAGCCCGACATACACACCGTCATGCGTTGTGTCGTTGAGCGCCGTCATGCCGTTTCTGAGTGAGCTCGCGGAGAGCGTGAACCCACCCACAGTGACATTCTCCGAGGATAGCGCGCCAGCCTGTATAAAGTCGGCAACGATCTTACCGTCCTGCGTGATTGCTGTCCCGAACGGCCCGTTATAGCCTTTGGAGCTGTACCCGAGGCCGCCGAGATTGAAGCGCCATACATTGGTTGCGGTCAGCACATCGTCGGTGTCCATGATGGAAAATCCCATCGGCTTTCCGTCGGAGTTGAACTGGAAGACGAAGTTGCCGCCCTTGGTGCCCGTGATGAGCTGCGTCGCGTTGGCTATTGCCTTGCCTGTCTCGGTGCGGAGGTCAATAGCGGTTTGCTCTACCGCCTGCGCGTTGCTGTATATGGTGTCAGCAATGTTCGCGCGGATGTCACCGATGTTGATTGAAGTGTACCTGTCGCGCAGCACATCGTACTCTGTCTCCGTGACCTTGGCTGTGGTCTCAATGCCGAGTTTCTCATAAATGACCGTGACGGTATCGCACAGCTTGATCATTTCGGGCGGCGCTGCTGAATCCATCAATCTGGCAATGTCTTGATAGCTCAGTGAGATGGAGACGGTAGGTATTCCTAAATTGTTGTCGTTGATATAGCTCTGCGCTCTGAGGGTAAGCTGCTGCGCGGTTGGCGGGCTGTCGAAGTCTCCCGAGACGTCCAGCATGAGGATGTTGATGAAGTCAAATGTGCCGGGGACAGCTACAATTTTGTTGGGCAGCTGGGTTATCTCTCCGGTCTCGCTGTCGACGTAATACGGATATACCCCGGTGTACATCTTGGAAATGTTCTCCTCCTGCCGGAGGTCTATAAGGTTTTTCCCGTAGCGTATGACTACGCCGCGGTTCTGCCCGCGGGACGTAAGCAGCTGCGTGAGGAAGTGTGTGAAGAAGAATTCGCCGCGGTACGTGTCGAGTACGCTGCCCTCAGTACCGCCCAGCAGGGCGCGCATCGATGTCGGGGCAGTTACTGTCATGTTTGCCGTGGTGACCTTATCCGTGGTGAAGACGAACGGATTTGATACCACCGCATGGCTCTTGAGCTGCTTCATCGCATCGGCAGCATTAGCGGCTGTGAACGGTGTCACTGGAATGCCGCTTTGATCGTATGAAATGTGGCGTGCCTGAACCTCTATAAGCCCGCTCAGTGGTCGGCTTATGTTGTATATGCGGAAAGGTTCTTGCCCGCCGTATGGTGTGACCTGCGCATAGATGAGGCGGCGATTTATGATCTCCTTATAGTGCAGCCCATCGATCGGGTACTGCATTGTCAACTCATATTCGCCGTTGCGCTGTTCTCTGACCCTGCACTCGGCAGCATCATTAAGGATTCCTATACCGTTCGTGGTGAATGTCTGCGCCGTGGATTCAAATAATATCGGCTTCACAGCGTCCACCACCTCGGTACAATGTCGAGAGCCGTCACGCCGCCGGTGAATGATATTGCCGATTCTCCGGGCAGCAGCACCGGAAACTCAGCAGCCGAGATGTCGCCGTTGAGGTTGCTACTGCCGAGGTACGCATTTTGCGTCAGTGAGTCTAATATCATCCCGCTCGTGATCTTGCTGAGCGTCACCGTCCGGCCGCCGACAGTGACGGTGCCCTTGCCCGAGCCTGTCACGGTGATTTGGGGACGTGCTGCGAAACCGTGGCTGTTTATCATCTTACCGGCGCCGGTAAAATGCACCGGGTTCTGACCGTCAATGAGGAAGCGGCACGGCTGACAGTTGAACTCTATCGTGGCTCTGCCGAAGTTGTTGAATATATTTTCGAAATTTACCGGCCCTTGGAAGTAGGCATACCGGAAGCAATTGACATCATAGCTGTCGATGAGTTTGCAGTAGCCCTCCGGAGCCATCAGCCACGCCGCGATCCGGCGCGCGAGCGCAGGGAGCCCGCCGTGGAACTCCCCGCTCACGTAGATGTCATAGGGCTGCGTATAATTCTCGAAGCTGTCTTCGGCGCGCACGATGTCGCCGTTGCGTCCGGGGATGGATATGCTTTCAAGCTTACGCGCCGGGTATATACGCTCGGGGTAATGCTCTACAATGACGTGAAGATCATCGGAGCTTTTGCCATTCCAGAAAATCACGCAAACACGCTCGCTTTCCTGCTGTAAGCATTCTCTATCTTGTACATGATCGCCTCCGCGAGCTCGTTAACGTCCTGCCCCGGCGCGGCGTTGACGATGATGTTTACTCCGCCGTAGTTAGTCGTCTGAGTCGCTCCCGCTCCAGTTGTGCCCTCGATCTGCATCCGCATACCGGAAGTTGCCGCCATGAGCGCATCCTCTACGCGGTAGGCGTTCACATCGATGCCGCGTGCAAGGCCGGTCATCATATCGGGCATCCATTTTTCATAATTGCGCAGCGGACCCACGTCCGGGCGCGAGAAGTGAAGAAAACTCGATATAGTATTTGCGACGTTTGCCACGGTGTTTTTGAGGTTGTTCCACATATCAAGGATACCGTTGATGAACCCCTGAATGAGGTCGCGCCCCCAGCCAATGGCCGCCTGCGGGAGCTCTCTGATGAAGTTCACCGCTGCGCTAAAACCGTTAACGATGGTTGTTTTGATGCTGCCGACTTTTGAAGCAATAGCATTCCTTATGTTCTCAAAGGTTTGTACGGCATTATCTTTGAAGTTGATGACCGCCGTTTTGCAGGTGTTATAGGCGTTCGGTAGCGTTTCGGTAAAGAATCCTGCAACTGCGTTGAAGACGGTCGTCGCGACTTCTTTGATTTTTTCCCACGCAGTTGTAACAGCATTGCGGAACTCCTCGTTAGTATTCCAGAGTGTGACTATTGCCACGACTAACGCCGCAATGCCCGCAATGATCAGCACTATTGGATTTGCTGCAAGCACGGAAAAGACACCTGAAATTGCAGTCCCGACGCTTTTCACAACGCTAATCAGGCCCGTAATCTTTGACGCGATCTGAATACCTTTTATGAACTCGACGACTGCCTTGATCTTGGCAACGAGGTCGGTGATTTTTTTCCCGATGTTTATCGCCGTCACTGTGCCCGCAATGCTCCCGACAGCCGTAATGATCATGGGTGCCTTATCGATGATCGCGTTCAGCACCGTTGAAATCTTCTGACTGAATCCCGCCCAGTCAACAGACTGCATCATTCCGCGGAGCTTTCCTGTGATCTGCTGTATAACAGGGGTGATAGACTCCAAGACCGGCGTTCCTACCACGGCTTGAAGTTGTTTCCATGTCCCGGATAGGTTCCCGGTCACATTCTCCCATCCGTCCATTTCACGGCTGGCCTGTCCCGCCGCACCTGAGAGCTTTTGAGCCGCAATCACCTGATCAAGCAGAACCTGTGTGGTTTCTCCTGTGGTTACATCGAGATCCTTGTACTCCTTGTTAAGGCTCGCGACTGCCTGCGCGTTTCGCGTGGCCTCGGTTGAAGCGAATCCCAGCGCCGCGTCGTTCGCAAAATTGCCCTTGGTGTAGGACAGAACCGTGTCGGCCATTTCCTCAAACGATTTGTCGTAATATGCCGCAGCGTCAGCAGCGGCAAGTGTGCCATCAGATGCAAATTTCATGGCGCTGCTTACATCCATGCCGGTGCTCTTGGCATACGCGTACATTTGGGTATATGTCGCTTTGAGACGCTCCGGAATTATTCCGGTTTCATCTGCGATTTCCTGAAGATTTTTCGTGGCGCTGCTTGCCATGTTACCGAAAGTCTGCTCGAACTGTGCATTTTGGGCGCTGACCTCCGCGGCGGCCTCTACCATGCCTGACGCAAAATCTTTTATATATCCGCCTAATTTTCGAAAGCCATCCATAATGACATCTGAAAGCACGTTTGCTTTCAGAATATCGCCAAAGCTCACAGCTTGCGTCCCTGCGTCTTCGAGGTTGTCGCTGGTTTCGTCGAGCCCGCTGTTGACGTCCGCAAGCTCCTGCTCCATGCCGTTGAGCGCGGTGGTGGCGTTGAGCACAGCTTCCCTCCACTTGAGGGTTCGTGCGTCATTCTCGCCGTACTTCGCCGCGGATTTCTGCATCATGTCCGTCAAGGTTCTGATGCGCTCTTTCTGCGTGGTGATCTGCTCGGACAGAATTTTAGATTTTGCCGCCGCCTTTTCCTCGGCGCTGGTGGTGCTGTTGAAGCTTGAGACCGTCGCGCGCATCTGCGCGTCAAGGGTCTTAGCCTGCTGGATGATCTGATTTATTGATTTTCTATACTCGGCCTCGCCTTCGACGCCGATTTTTGGGCCTATATTTGTCGCCATGGTGTTATCACCTCAGTTGTAAGGCTTCTTCTATGCTCCAGCTCTTTTTCTTCTTCGCTGGAGTCGCACCGTTGTATATGGCGAAACAGGAGATTATGTCACACATTTCGCCGTAGCGTGTGTTAATGATCTCCTGCCTGCTCATATTCAGCATCCGGCCATAGAAGAGATACCAAGCCAGATTGATTTCTACTCTGTTTCGGGTCGGCTGACCTCGTTTTTTTTTGAAGGCTCGACCTCGACCGTGGTCTTGCGCCCGGCCTCAAAGGCTGCCATTGCCTCAGACATCAGCGCCGTGAACTGCTCGGCGCTCAGTGCCATGACCTGTGCCATGGTCAGGGGCTCGGGCTTGTAGGTCTCATCTTCAAAGCTGCGCTGCATCTCATAGGCCTTGTTGAGCTCAATGATGAGCTTTGCGCCGTTGCGCGTCACTCTGCCGTACTTGCCGCTGAGAAACTTCTCAATCTTGGTCAGGTCGCCGTCAGGGCACATCTCCGCAATCTCCACGGACGCACCGACGGTGAAACTAAAACCGCGTTCTTTGCCGAATATGATCATAACAGCCTCCTATCAGCCGCCCGGCTCTGTGTAGTTGAGCATGGCCTTGATGCAGGCCTCGGCGGCGTCTTCGCTCTCCTGATCGTCCGCCACGCGCTTCCAGCGGTGCTTAGTGCTGTCGTCGCGGTGTATGGACATTTCAAGCTCCTTTGTCTGCCAGTCGATTTCCTCTTCCTGCGTGGCGTATTCTTCCGAGGATGCGGTAGTGCGGAGCTTAGTGAGTACTGCCGGGCTGTACGATGTGACGCCATCGGACATATACCGCACGACGAAGCCAAGCCCGATATACGGAATCTTCATATCGTCATCGTAGTCCGTAACGCTGACCTTCGTGCTTCCGTCGATGGTGATTTCGCTCTTGGTCTCCGGCAGGCCCATTATCAGATCCTCTGCCTTGCGGAACAGGCCGTCGACCGTCAGGGTGGTGGTGCCGCCGGTGAGAACGCCCTCCTGGCTCTCGGCCGCCATGTTGTCGGCATAAAACGTATTGTCTGCCGCGGTTTCCGGGTCGATCTTGACCTCTACGCCGCGGGCAAGCCGCATAGCGTCTGAGTATGTGACGGTGCCGCCGTTTGCGCTGTACTTGGCTACCCACGGGCGCGAGAAACCGGTACAGACTTTTCCTGCTGCTGACATATGATTCGCCTCATTTCATTTTGTTTTTTATGTCGTCGTCAAGTGATTTCGCCATGGCCGCCTCAGCTGCCTTTTTGGCCTTGCGCGTCGCACGCCCGGCAAAATCATTTTTCTGCATGAATGACGTCCCGCTCACGACAGCACGGGCTATCATCGCATTGGGCTGACCGTGCGGCCAGCGCTTTGTTTTCACTCCGTTGTAGCCGTCAAATCCGGCCTTGGTGCTGATATAATCCTCGGTGTTTTCGATTGGGGCGAGACCGAAACCGTCAATTAAGCCCTTTTTCTGCGGGCCGCTTATGTACTGCAAAGATGAAGCCGACGGGTTTCGTGAGTTGTACCGGTGCATGGCCTCTTCATTGGTGATGGTCGGCAAACCCTCCAGCTCCGCTTTTATGGCATCTGCGACCACAGCCGCGCCTTTATAGACGGCGCGCTTTATTATTTCCTCATCGCCCTCAAGCGCGCCGAGCTTCGTGAGGTATTCGCCGAGGCCGGTAAACTTCATTGTTGCCATTAGCGCATACTCCATGTCCATTCATGGTGAATAAGCTCGGTTTCATCTTCGTACTGTACGCTGTTCAGCTCCCAGATGAGTCCTAACCCGCTCAGGGTGCTTTCTATGGCATCCGGTGCCGGGTCATATTCCTGCTTGCTGAAATAGTCCACTGTGCCCGTGAGCGCGTGCTCAGACGTCTTGTTGTCGGCGGCGAAGCCGTCCCCGCTCTCTTCTGCCCATATGCAGAATGGGGGCTGGAGGTTCGGGCGGAAATAGTGGTATGTGTTCGGTACCGCCGCTGCGAGGGCAGTACCGATGCTTTCAAGGCGTTCCCGGTAAGACATCATAGAACTCCTCCAACGCGCTTAAGGTCAGGTCTGTGACCTCCAAGCCATCACTATCAAGCAGATGCTGCACGTTATCTATCCGGTACTGCGAATCATCCTCGAGGACGGCGTACATGCCGATCTTGACACCTCTGTCCTGCCATATGCGTACCAGCATATCTATCTGCTGATTCACGCCCATGGCCGCGTACTGCCTGTTATAGCCCACGGTCCGCTCACCGTAGTAATGAGTCGACTGCTGTGCAAGCTGCATGACCGGCATTTGCCCGGCTGCCGCTGTGTTCTTGAGCTTGCACACGGTCAGGATGCCACTGTCAAGCGTCATGTCGTGCCTCCAAGCTTCTCCGCAAACAGGCGGTTATTAAGGGCATATCGGAGCATTCGCGGCATGACCGGGTTGTCCTCGGCGCGCTTGCGAAACAGATACGCCGCATACATCACGATCAGGTTGCAGTCATCAAGGTTGTCCGCAGAGAGGGTTTTTATGCCCTCCCTGCGGATTTCATGCGCCGCAACTTCAAGGAGCTGCTGAAGATACGGCTCCTGCGCCGCTGCGGTCTTGTTGAGGTTATACTTCAGCATCGTGAGCAGTTCGTCGTTCGTCATAAGCAGCTCCTTTCAGATCAGGTCTTGGTGATCGCGACGGTGTACACCTTGGTCGCGTTGCCATTGGTCACGGTCACGGTGAGGGTGCTCGCCCCGGCAGTCGGGGTAATGTTGCCGCCGTTGGCTACATTCTTTCCGCCGTAGCTGATCGCTACCTTTGCGTCGATCTGTGCTGCTGCCGCGTTGACTGCGAGGGATGCCGCCGTGGTAGAGAGCGTGTAGCTCTGAGTGGCCGCATCAAAGGTCGGGCTGAGGGAGCCGGTGCCGACGCTGAGGGAATCAAGGTCGGCGTCGTTCGCCGTGTCAGCCGCGAACGTCATTGCGGTGGTAACTTCGCTGCCGTTGATGTTGATTGCGACGAACGCGCCCGGAACGACCGGCGTACCGTCCGCGCGGGCCTTGCCCTTGAATACGGTGTTGTCCTGAAGGAACTGCACCTCACGGCTCTCCTCAATCGTCATTCTCGCGCGGTCGGCGTAAAGGTACAGGTCGCCGTAACCGCCGATGATATCGCCGTCCGGGATGAACTCCAGAATGTCGATATCGCCGGTCACGATGGGCAGGATGCCGTAAACATTGGCCACGACATCGCCGGATGCAGTGAAAGTGATTGCCTTGGACTTAAGGGTCGCGTAGGTCTTGCTGTTCATCGCCCAGAACTGATTACCGCGGCTGTAACGGGTGAACGTGGCGCCTGCCGCGATCTGGAGGGCTGCCCAGAACTCAGCGCCGGTCTTGCTGGCATCGATCTTGAGGATGTTGCTGGTGTGGAGGTCGACCCATGCAGGGGCGGCAGCCGGGTAGCCGGCAGGCTTGCTCTGCTGCGCAAGGCGGGTCACGATGCCGAGAGGCATACTGTTAGCCGCGCCCTTGCCGTAGAGGATTGCCTTATCGATCGCAAGGCCGATGCTTTCGGAGAGCATTTCGACGATCCAGCTTGCAAGATTGACGTCGTTGTCCTCCAGCAGGCTGTTACATACAGGCACGAAGCCCGCGACCTTGTAGCCGTCAAGCGTGGTCTGGTTGAATACCAGAGTCAGCTCATTGATAGCTGCGCACATCTCCGTCCAGACAGCTTCCGGGACCGTGCCCGCGATGGTCTGACGGGTGGTGCCCGTAACAGAGCGCACACGGACGCGGTTGAGCAGCTTGCTGTATCTGTACATATTCTCGGCGATGAGGTCGAGGAACACGACAGGAATGGTCAGCTCACCGCCGCTGACGCCGCGCTTCTCGCCCTTGAGGCTGCGCAGCTGTGCGAGGAAGTTTTTACTATCCTCCTGCCCGATGATTGCGTCGCGCTCCTGGCGAGGCAGCGCGTCCATTACTCTCTGGCCAAAGGGCAGAGAACGGATGTTGATGGTGGTGGTCATATGATTGCTCCTTTCGGTATTTGCCCCGCTCTCGGGGTTGTTGATGGGCGGCGTGCCGCGCTGCTCCTCTTCGGTGAGCTGCTGCTCAAGCGCCGCGATTTCGCCGCTGAGGCGATTTTCGGTCTCCTCGTGCTCTTTCCACTCGGTTTCAAGCTGATCCATGCCCTCATTGAGAGCGTCGATCTCCTCCTCAGTGGTGGCCTCACCGATTGCCTCGGTGATGTCGGATTTGCGAGTTTCAAACTCTTTTGCTCTTTCCCTGTGCTGGGCAAGCTCGGCCTTTTTCAGTTCGATGCGCTTGCGCAGCATAATTGCTTTAATTGCCATAATTGACTCCTTTCAGTCTTTCGAGTGCGAGCCTGCGCTTCTCTTCAACTCTGCGTTTGACAACGGTCGCAAGCTCGGCCTTTCTGGCCTCGACACTTGTATCTTCATAGGCCGGAAATGTTACTACGGACACCTCATAGAGGCGCACGCGCTTGATGCGGAACACTGACGGCTGTCCCTCGGTGTGCTCGATCTCCTGGTCAAGGATATCGAACCCGAAAGAGCACTGATTCACATCTCTGCGCTTGACCCGCTCGTAGAGGTTCATAGCATCCTGATCAGCTCGGTTTATCCGGATGCTGCCCCAAAGCCCGATCTCATCTTCGCGGAGTGTAAGCGTTCCCGCCGGTACTCTGCCGAGGACAAGCGTCGTGTCGTGATTGCACAGGGCGCGGACATCTTCCTTTGTCTGATCCGTGAACGCGCCGCGGTCGACCGTTTCGTATGCCTCTTCCCAGAGCCAGTATTTGGCTCCGAATACCGCGAAATAGCCCTCTATGTACAGTTCCTCTCCCTCCGCACGCGCGGAGAACTCAGCAGCTGAGGGCTGCATGAAGCGTGTGCAGAATGTTGGTTTATTCTCCATCTGTTTCACCTCCCTGAATAAGCTTTTTTTGATTTGCAATCATGCTCTGAGGAATGAAGTTTTCAAGGATCGTGAGAATGTCCAGACCCTCAAGCGGCGTTAGGCCGAGCCAGTCCCTGACCTCGTTGCCGGTCATTATTCCTCGGATATACTGATCGTCAGCCACGGCCGCAAGATCTTTGAGGTCGTAGTTATACAGGCTGCGAGGATTGAACCGGAAATACATATCCGGGCTGTAAAGCAGCCCTTTAGTCAGTACCTGTTGGATATTCTGAGACAGCGGCATGATCCGGCTGTTTATAAAGGCGTTCCAGGCATCGCGCTTAAACTCGCCCTCGCCGAGGACGAACGGCGGGACGCCCAATATTGACGCCACTGTGCGCTTGTCCAGTTTCACGAAGTCTGCGAGAGCCAGGTCGGACAGCGTAAGTGGCTTTACCTGCTCCACCTCAAACTGATTCGCCGGTATCAGCCACGGTTCACCGGCCTCGCCGCTGGCTGCGTATGAGTTGAGCAGTTTCTCACGTCCCTCGGGCGATGAAAATTCATCAACAAGGCCGTCGACCTTGACGATGATTGAGGGCTTCCACTTTGAGGACATGAAGCCCTTTTCGGTCGTTGCCGCCTGCTTGAGGTTGTTTGCTACATCACTGAGCTGGATCTGATAACCGACGCCGAGCCACGGGTAATATTCGCCTGGATTCAGTGCGAAGTGCAGCACATTATCAGGTTCATACTCTCGCCCAGCAATTACTACGCGATAGTCGAAATCGCCGTAGGGAACGAAGGAGGTGAATGCCGGTGGTATTGGTATCAGGTCATCGAGATAGCCCGCTCTGGTGCGCGGCCATGCGACGGCATTGCCGCTGTAATACATCGTCCTGACTATCCAGCGGATGAAGTTGGAGCGCGTCATGTTCTTGTTGGGGTTGATGTCAACCTTGCGGCTCAACGCGTTGGTAACGCGTATATCGCCCCGCTCCGTGTTCTGCATCAGGTGAATGGTCTGCGAGCCCACAAGCTGTGCGATGGTGTCAACAGCTGCGCTTATTTCCGGGCTGTCGCTCAGCTTGATGTAGCCTCGGCAAGCAAGATCGTCGAATTTCGATGCATCGCAGAAAAACGCCGCGCTGCCAGCGCTTCGTGCCTGCACGGGCTCGGCTCGCGGCGCCTGTTTTGTTCGTGTTCTTTTTTTGCTCATTGTTTATCTCCCCACCAGTTACTTGCGTCCGCGGACTTTTCGAGACTTTCGAGATATCTGATCTCTGCGAATACAGATGCGTCGAAAAGGTCAATTCTCAGCTCGGGCATGATTTTTTCATAGGCGATCATGTCGTCAGTCTTTTCAATGGCTGACACATTCTCGACGCAGTATTCATAAGCTTCTGAGTGCATATAGTACAGCGTGCCATTCTTGACGCTGTGCTCGATGTACCTGAAGCCCTCGGACTTCTTGTAGAAATATTGCGGTTGATCAAAGACGCGGAAGCCGGCTTTCTTCATTCCGATAAAATACTCCCTGCAGAACTTGCGGTCGTGACCAACAGCGGCGATTTTGAACCCGCTCTTGCGCATCTCGACAAACCAGTTGATTATGTCTGCATGGTTGACCGTCGGACCGTTGCACATGGTCAACCATCCGTCATCCTGCCATCCGAACAGAGGAATGTTATCTTCGTCCGCCTTTTTGTGGGCGACAGCCACCGGGAAAAAGGCGTGCGTGATGATGATATCCACACCCTTGTAGTTGCCGACAAGGGCGGCGGCAGTGAGGTCATGCAGCTTTGAGAGATCAGCGCCGCCGTACCATTTAATCGGCAGCCGCCGCAGTTGGTCAAGAGTCCAGTCATACTTTTTGTCCGACCGGCGGAACTCATCAATGTTGAAATACGCCTTGATAGAATTTGTGTAGACGTTCAGGCTCTTGGCAAAAAAATCTTTGCGTTGCTGTGGGTCGTTCTGCGCCTGAATGCTGTCGTTGAGAATCTCCTCTGGGCGTATGCTGATGCCATAGGCCGGATTTGCCATCTCATGGACTGTCGGGTTTGTGAAATCCACCTCGCCCGTCTCTGGGTCTTTTGGAGCACAGCACATGAAGATGAACAGCTGCTCATCGCTGATTATCCCCTCAAGCACCTTGCGGCAGTATTTCAGCCTTTGTCCAAGGAACATCTGCTCGTTATCCCCTGCCGTGCTGATGCCGATCAGAAGCTTGTTCGAATAGGCCTTCATGGCTTCCTTGAAGAGGTTGTACTGCTTCGGTTTTTTATAGGTGTGCAGCTCATCGCAGATTGCAAGGTTGCAGTTCAGTGAGTCCTGCGCGTCTGGGTTTGTCGCGAGGGACTGAATGAAAAATGAGCCGTCCCCGCCGGGCATCTCCGCCCGTAGAGAATGCTCATTGTTGTTGTTGATAATTTTTACCGCCCCGCCGCTCGCGGCGTCCTCGCCCATGTGCTTGATGTTGTATTCCAGAAATTCGAAGCTTTCCAAGCTCTGTTTCAGCGCCGCGCCGACGATGTAACACTTGCTCCCGCTCTTGCGGTAATATAGCGATAGAGCGAATGCCAGGCTTGCCGCAAAGGTGGTCTTGATATTCTTTCGCGGGATAAAGATCAAGGCTTCGTGATACCTTGCCACATCCGACCCTGTCAGCTTGAACCCGACTACGTTGTAGATGATGAACTTGTGGAACGGTTCCAGTAGGAACGGTGTTCCTCTAAGCGGTGTGCCGTCAAGCTTCTCGCCCTGCTTGTGGACTATCGTCTTTTCGATGATCTGAATGCAGAACTCAGGGCCTTTAGGGTCAAGGTAATATCTTGGGTCGTCGAGGTCTCGGAAGAAACGCTCAACCGCTTGCTTGAGCTCGGGGCAGGCGCATTTCCGGCCGCTGCGTATGCTCTCGGCATACTCAAGGACCACATCCCAATTCCGCCCGGTGATTGCTCTCATTTTATCTCGCTCAGCGCTTTGGCCAGCGGACTGAGTTTCTCCTTTTTGGGGGCATCGTTTGTCAACCGCTTTTGTGCGGCGGGGGTCAGGCCAAGCTCGGCCAGAAATTCACGGGCTTTGGATTTGAGGTCAAGGACGATTGTCAATTCCGGGTTCTTTGCTTTGTTGGTGCTCCCGTTTTTGTTCGTGTGCTCTATCACGGCGATAGAGCCGCTTTTCTTGTATGCGGTGCGTGCCCGATCGAGCTCATAGAGCGTATCGGCGGCAAGGTTTATCGTGATGTCAAACCCGGTTGAATCTATGTCGAGCTGCCGCATATCGTTCAATATGGCTTCCCGCCATTTTTTTCGTGTCATTCGCGTTTACCCCCTTTCTGTAAAAATCCTTAGAGTTGGAGAAAGC